ATTTGCATCTGTTGTGCGATCTGTGGATTTTGTTGCATCACCATTTGCATCTGTTGTATTTGTTGTAACTCATCTCTAAATTCTAATTCAACTTGTTCTTGAGCCATTAAACTAATGTGTTCAAAAATATTTTTTTCTAATGCACCCATAATCATTGGATTATTTCTTGCCATGTTTGTTGCCATGAAATTTAAGTGTGCAGTAATATGAGCTCTATGATCTTGACCAGGAAATGCTTGGAAAGGTCTACCTGCTAATGAATCAATGTGTTCTAACGCCGGATCTTTTGGCATTGGTTGCATTGGTTTAATTAATAGTTGATCAATATTTTTTACACCTAATGCTTCATACATATTTCTGTATGCTGCATACATATTGTGCATTTGCGGATTTGAGGTTGCCAGCTGCAATTCCGTTTGCGCAAGTGAGATACGCTGTGTTTGTGAAAAAATGTTAGGGTCAGCAACTGGCAATATATCTACTCGATCATCAAAGTCAGATTGTTTAATCATTCTTTGGCCCCCAACTACATCATACGGATACTCTTGTGGTAGATATAACTTGAATACTCTAGCTAAAATTCTAAATTCATTTTTAAGAGCTGAGTAAATTCTTTTATGAATTGCTGACATAGTTCTTGAACCACGTTCTAATAATGCAACGGTAGTTCCAACTGCTGCTTGTTGATTGCCATCACCTACTTGTAAATCTGCAATAGATGCAAATCTTTGACCTGCTTGAACTACTACTCCCATTAATGCAAGTAGTGTTTGACTTGGTTCTTTAAACGGAAGCATCATAAATGAATCTCTTAAATTTCCACCAGGTGCATCGACATCTCTAAACTCTCCAGGTTGAATTGATTGTGCATCATCTCTAATTCTAATACCACGCATCTTGAATCCAGCAGGTAAATTAGATAATGTTCCAGCGTCCAATAATTGTCTTAATGCAGCTGTAGCAGTTCTACTTAATCCACCAATCATATGAATTAAACCAAAACCATAAAAACCTAAACCAGGTAAAAATTTAAAATGCACAAAATATTGTATCTTTCTTTTCATTGGATCTCCTACTTCATAATTTCTTCTAATAGAAAGTATTTCTCTTGATCCTTCTTCTAAAGTTACAATGTATGGAATTTTAATTCCTGACGGCTCACCAGTCTGTTGATTCATATCTTCAAAACCTTCTAAGTCTAAATCAACATGACACTCTAATAATGTATAAACATCTTCATCTTTTGTTTTTCGAACTCCTTCAAGTTCTCTTTCTTTTTTCTCAACATCTGTTTCTCTATCTTGAGGTTTTCCTAATTCAACATCTTTATAGAAACCTGAGACTTGTTGTTTTCTTAAATCGTTTTCAGAAATTTTTACACGATGAATAATTGCTTCCGCATCATCTAATGAGGTAGCTGTGTACGGAACAATTAAATCATCTGCAGGAACAAATTTACTTACGGCTCTTTGTTCCATTTCGTCATAGTAGACTTTTTTAAAAGCTGATCCAGCTAAAGGTAAATTAAATAACATTTGATCAAATTCAGGTTCATATTCTTTCATCTGATCCATGATTTGATAGTTCATAAAATCTCTAACTCTATTTGCTTGATCTGTTTTTTCTGGAGAAGGTACTCCTAAAATTTGTGTTCTTACCGGACCATCTGCTGGTAATAATTCTTTGTAAGCCAACGCTTGAAATTGTGTGACTGCTTCTGCTAATACAGGATGCGTTGCACCACTTGCTCCTTGAAATGGTTCTGAACGCATATCATATTTGAAACCTAATAAATCTAAACCTGTAGTATAAGTTCTTTCCCAATCTTTTCTAGATGCAGAATAATCCATGTACTTAGAATTTAAATCAGATGCTAAAGCACCTAAAACATCATCAGGTAAAAATTCTGCTAAGTTTGAATAATGCTCATCACCACCTTCTGGAGATGCTGCATTTGGATCTAAATTAATATCAACTGAACCATCTTCGTTTTCAGTGACTTCTACATCTTCTGGTGATTGAGCTTGTTCTTGAGCTTCTTCTACAACTTGTTCCTGAATCTGTTCTTCACCTGGAAGATTAAATTCTTTTCGTGGTTCGTTTGGAAGCGCTTTGTCTATATCTGCCATTTATTTTCTCCGTAAGTTCAATTGTTTTACCAGTATTATAAGAAATATTCAAGCCTTGACTCACGGGCCCTGATTTAGGTGGAATAGTTCTAGTTAGTCGTTTAGTCATTTCTTATTATATCTCTTACTCTAATTAAATCAGGTCCTCCAAGTGGATCTTTATACAATTCTTGTGTTCCACCTCCAACTCCTTTAACTTTAACTAAATTTTTTAATTTTTCTTTAGCTAAATTAGCTAAACTGATTATTCCTTGTCCTTTTGAAGATGAAGGCATAACTCCTTTTAATTGGGTTCCTGCTTCTTTAGAAATAGCTAATTTTGGATTAATTAATTTTTCCTGTATCATAATTCCTGAAGGATCAAATCCTGTTCTTTTAAAACTAAGTCTTGATTTAGTATCTTTGTATTCTGGAAATTGAGCTCTTAGTTTTCTGTCTTCTGTTTGATATTGTTTAAATGCAGCAAGAAGTGCTTTAGCATTTGTTTTCTTTTTATCCAATTCAGAATAAACTTTATCTATTGCTGTTGTTAATGGTTTTTCAAATTTAGAATAACTTTTAATATTAACATCCGATGGAAGATATCCTAAAGTCTTTAATGAGTCTGGAACATTTTTAGAATATAAATGAGACAGTTGTAAATTACCTCTTCCTTTATCACCAGATATTTTTTGCAACATTGAAACAGAAGAGTTTGTTTTTATCCAATTTTCTCTTTTTATTTTAGCTTTTTGTTTTCCTTCATCAGAAGGAATTTTTCCAACAATTGGATATTGTCCTCTAAAAAGATCCGCTGTCCTTTTACTATATTTTTCTTTGATATCATTATATCTTAAAAAATTATCTTTTATTTCTTTTGCAATTTTATTTTTAAATTCATCTGTTTGTAAACTTACTCCAGATTTTTTTGTATACTGATTTCCTCTAGGCTGCATTGCATATCTAGTTCCAAATTTATTGCCTACAGGATATTTATAAACATCTGTTTTAACTGGACTTGTTTTAGGAGGTCCATCAGCAAAACCTATTCTACCTCCATCTGATTTTTGATCTCTTGGAAAATACATTGCAGCGAAATCATTAATGTTCATACCTGTGCCTTTTTCAGAACCTGCTTCTACAAACATTCTTGTCACCATTGACCAATAGTCGCCACCATCTTTAAACTCAATTCGACCATCTACAAGTTTTGGTTCCGTAGATTGTGGTTTAATCATTTCATAATAATCTGATGTAGTGATTTCTTTATTCTGATATGCTTTTTGCTGTAAAGTATCTTTCATATACTGCAATGATTCAGGATAAAACATTTTCTTTGCAGCTGGAGTTTCTAAAACTTTTAAGCTTTCAGTATATCTTGGTTTTGGTTTTGGAAGAAGTGGCTCTCCTTTTTCCAGGAAATAAGACACGATGTCTTTAGCCATGTTAGTCTCCTAATATAGAAGCGACTCCGCCTTTTGTTCTTTTAATTTTATCTTTTTTTGCAGCTTCAATTAAAGCTTTTACTTTTTCAATATTGATATCTAAGTCTTTAGCTTTTCTTCTAGATGGAATGTCTGTTGCTTTTTCTTCTCTAATTTCTGCTTGTCGTTCTAATCTCTCAGGTTCATAAATTTCTGCAGAACCTGCATTAGAAAAATTGGTTCTCATAATGCCACCACCCATAGCTTGACTTCTTGCCATTCTTAAAAACTCATCAATCGACATAACCGGTTGACCTTGTTCTTCAGCATCGTATTTATATTTTTCATACTCATCCACAATCAATGGATCATAATTACCTGGTTCGTATTCTGCCATTTTAATTGATGGAGCTTTTCTTCTTACAGATTTTTCTTCTAATACTCTTTTAGCTTCATCTATTGCTTCTTGTAGACTAAAACCATTTTCCATAAACTCATCTACCAGTCTCTCAAATTCTTTTTCATTAGCATCCATTGATGCCATTTCGTTTTTAAGACTCCTGATGCCGGATTCCTGATCCATTGGAACTCCTAACATTTTTTTAATGTCATCAAATTCTTCCATTGGAATATCTTCTTGTTCTGGAATATCTTTTTCTGAACCCATTGCATAGCCTGTTCGCATCAGGCCTCCGGATGCTTCGTTCTTTCGCATCATGTCTGCTTTATCCGCTAACATATTACTGTGCTCGTCTAGAGCAATTTTATAAATTTTAGCTTTCATCTTAGGACTTAGGTCAAAATAGTCATAACCCATGTCATCTGCTATGTCTGCTGCTAATTCTTCTATTGCGTATTTGTCCATAGTTTAATAATACACTTTTGGTTTTTGTTGTAAAGGCTCATCTTGATAATCTTCAGGATGATGAATTAAGCCTCCTTGTCTAAATCGCATAACAGCTTGAGTCATTGAATCGACCAAGTCATCATGATCTCCATATGGAAAGGCTGCACATTCTTCAATCACCTCTTGTGCAAATTCCATATCTGTGGGCGCCCATATTCTCCCTGATTCAAACAGAGGAGAAACACTGTTAACTCTGGTATGTTTATCATTTCCTTTTGATGGTGTAAAGTTTAAAACAGGGATACCCATTTTTCTTAATTCATAGGTTAATGGCAATCCAGAAGCCTTAGATTCAATGATTACGGTCTCCGGGTTCCAGTAGCCATATTGTTCCATTGCAATTCGTCTTAGTTCAGGAAACTCATATCTGCCTTTTATGGCATCTAAAAGTAATAAAGCTTTCCCGGAATCTTCATTAGGAGTAAATACTCCCCAAGTAGTAATAGCAGAATAGTCGGCTGTTTCTTTTTTCATGAATGCGGTGTCATATGATTGTATCACATGTTCTAATGGTGGAAGTTCTTTATCCCAAGGTTGCCACCACTCCC